GCGTTGGCCATGTCCATAGTGGTGGCCATACCTTTTTTTAACTCACCTTGCATTACGCCTGTTTTGTCTTTTAGCTCACCAATTTTTGGTAATAGCATGTCGATCATGTCGACGGCTTCTTTCGTGCCAAATGCTTTGGTTAGCTCTTGCTTGTCCATGTCAGTGAGTACGCCGCCGTACTTGTCACTGATTTCTGTCAATATCTCCCCAGTCGATAACAAGTTCCCGTTTGCGTCATGGACTTGGATCCCCAAGGCTTCAGACGCTTTACCCGCACTGGCTAAAAACGATTGATACTTTGTCGCCGCTTGTCCGCCCTGGAACGTGGCCGACAACATAACGCCCACCGCTAACTGTTCAGCAAACGATTGTTTAGCCTGAGTCGCCGACGCGCCCAAGGTACTCATAAACTGACTTATCTTGTCACCATCAGTTTTGAACTGTTGTACTGACGCCGAAATACCCGCACTAAAGTATTTGCCGAACTCCATATCCTGATCGGCGGTTGACAGCTTGTCCCAATCTTTGATGACCGATGCACCAAATTGATTAAATTGCTCACGATAAATTGAATAACCCGTGGCAAACAAATCTGTCATGGTTCCCACCGACGCCTTGGTCCCTGTGGCCGTTAACGCGGCTATGCGCGTAAAGCCGCCGACCGCTTCATCACTGAGCGACGCAATACCCGACTTAATGTCATAAGACGCTTTAATAAAGTCGGTTGTCGTCGTGCCGCGAAACTCTGACGAAAATTCACGGGCCGCTTTAGTGATCGCCTTAATGCCGTCATCTTTAATGCCTAACGACTTAATTTCGCCCTGGGCGAGTGACACCTCGCCGTAAGCATCGGCCAAGCTTTTAACCCCGTACACAGCCGCGGCGACGCCTATCATGTCGGTGGCGGCACTGGTTTTTAACTCGCTGTTACGCTCGCGGATTTTGGCTAGCTCTTTTTGCTTTGAGGCGGTCCTATCTAGCTGGTTTTGGTTTTTCTCAAGCTCGCGGTTGTATTTGCTCGTTTGCTCGCGGATCTGGCGCGTCGCCTCTGTCAGATTTTTAGTCGATACGCCAGCGCCTTGAAGCCGTGACCGCAATTGCTGCAATTCGGTTTGTTCGCGTTGGTGACTCGATGACAAGCGGGTAACTTCAGCCTGGGCGCGCTTAAACTCGGCCGTCAGTTTACGGGTCGGGTTTTGGGTTTGCTGCATCTGCCGGGCTAAATCGGCGGCTTTTGCTTTGGCGGCGGTTAACGCTTCTGACGACTGCAAGGTCGCGGCTTTCAGCTTGCGGAAATGCTCAATGTCTTTGGTTGTTGCGCCCAGCTTTTTAAGTTCCGACTGACTCGCCTTAACCTTTTCCGCTAGATCTGTTGTTCCCTTTGTCACCTTACGGATAGGGGACGTGATTTTATCAATCAGCCCCATGACCAGGTTCATTTTCATGTTTGTATCAGCCAAGTGACACCCCCTGAAAACCCATACAAAAAAAGGCCGGGCGATCAGTGATCACCCGGCCTTTTATTAATCGTCGCTTTCGCGGCGTTCGCTCGCTATCCTGTGCCAATGAATCAATTCATCTAAATACATTGGCGCAGTATCAGCCGGACCCCATCCTTGAAACGTCAAGAACAGATCCGCCTCAAGCTCCATTACGCAAGCTGGGATAGCTTCGAGGCCACGAAAAAACCCGCCACCTCAGTTTGTATCGTCAACACGTCTTCAACGTCCAGGCTTAAGAACTCAGCTTCAGTGAGATCAGTTAAACGCGGCACAAGCTTCTTGTGGCTATCAAAATCCAACTCAACCACGTTCGCCGTTTTCAGGCCGCGCAAATGGCCCGCTGTGGGTTTGGTTAGGGTGATTTCTTTGATTTCGGTATCGCCACGCTTAATAGGGTTAACCAAGGTAATTACTGTGTTTTTACTCATAGGGCTTTGTCTCTATAAAAAAGCCCCGCGGGCGACTAGCCGACGGGGCGAATAATGAAAAAACTATCCAGGTTAATAAGCTAGGCGCTTATTGTGCTAATGCCTGGCGGATCTCTTTGTTGCGGTCTTTGCCGTTAACGCGAAACACGTTGTTCATCTTATCGATATGAATGATTTCTTTGCCATCAAGTTCAAAGGTGTAAACCTCGACCGCAATTGAAAACTTGGTCGTGGCTTCTTTTTCTGGCTCAAGCTCGTTAAATTCAACGCCTTTCCAGTAACCTTGCATTTTAACGACTAAGGTCGAAATCTTGTCGCCGACATCGAGCGCGCCGCGCAAGGTGAGGGTTTCTTCACGGCTTGAACGGCTACCGATAAGATCCAGCACCATAGATGAATAATCGCTAATCGTGATATCCGACTCTAACTTTTCCAGCTTGCCGATATCGCGTTCGATATCACCAGCCACACCAGCCAGCACCATATCAACGGTTTTTGAAACCACTTTAGGCAAAGTGGCTTTATTGGCGATACCTGCAAAACTGGTTTCTTTGATGAAACAGTTAATGTCGGTAACGATAGTGGGTAATTTAGCCATGTAAACAGGCTCCTATATTGAATGAATGACGCTATCGATTAGCTGAAAATGGCTTCGTTGTAACGGTCGGTTACATGCTGACGGAAGGTCATGCGCTCGGCGACATCATAGAAGCCTAAGTCATAATCCCAATACACTTGGCCCGTACCAATCGCCGCGACGTTCAGTTCGTTATCAAGCCAGCATTCACCGCCTGAAATCACGCTACGACTAATTAGACGGCGCAACAGGTTATTAACGCGGTTTTTAACCCCGTCGACATAGCCCTTTGTCACATTGCGATCAAGCATGGCTTGGTGTGCATACAGGATTGAATCACCGACGATATAGCGGATCCGTTGGTGCGGTAACATAGTGCCGTTGGTTAAACGGTTGCCCCACAAGAACCAGCCGCCTTGCTGATTAACCGCCACAGTAACGTGTTGCTGGTTGTATAAGTTCGCCTTGCTGGTTGAACTGCCAATCGCGTGATCAATGGTTTCAACCGTGCGCAATACCCCGTAAATCTTACGGTTTGACGGGCTGTTCCAATAACCTTCTTCGTTATCGACACGGGCAATCACGCCCGCCACAGTGGCTGACATAAAGCGTTCAACTTCTTGCTTGGCCACTGCATCAAAGAACACAAAGCCGCCATTTAAGAAATAGGCTTCATCATAGTTAGCCGCCTGGGCGATCACCGCCGAATAGCCCGCCGTGTGGTCGCCGTCAATCAATGGCGTTCCGTTTAGCTTCTTAGCGATAGTTTCAAGCTCTGCACCCACGCCAGGTAAATAACTGAACTCAGGGGCAATCAGCAAGCGCGGACGCAAACCTAACACCGCTTCAGCCGATAACAGCGCCTTAAGCCCGGTAAACTTGTTGGTTTCGTTGTCGATAGTCCCGACTACCGCGGCAATCTGATCGGCTTCGATAGCTTCTTCAGCCACACGAACCACCACAACCAACGCGCCGCCTTGGCGGTAAATGTCTTCTAACGCTTCACGCAACGAACCCGACACGCCCGCCTTGGCCATGAATGATTCACTGTTAACTAACACAGGCTTGTTAAGGGGAAAGGTTAGCGCGTCGGCATCATCAGCCGTGGCCACAAGGCCAATCACGCTAGCGGGTAGCACTTCAATAGGGCGATTGGTGTTTTCAAGAAAAAACTGTTCAACACCGTGAAGATAATCTCCGGCCATAGCTATAAACTCCATTGTGATAAAAAGAAGCCATGGTCGCATCGATGCGACCAGGGCCATAAATTAAAGGGTTAAAAAAACCGCCTTTAGGCGGTTAGTTATTCGGGTTTAACTGGCCAGACAATGTCGTCCGGGTTATCCGTCGATTGTGGCAAGTCGCGCAACGCTTGACGGTATTCGGCAAACTCGGCTTTCTTTTCAATAGATAACGGGCTGTCAGGCATTTGTGTGTAATCAGTGTCACTAATAAGACGATCTCTTGATTTACGTATAACATCCCATTTTTCAGACTTAACCGCGGTATTTACTATATCTTCTGGCACTCCATTCTGAATAAGTTCAGATGGAGAAAAACCAGTCCAATTTTTGCCACCAAAAATAATGCTTATCATAACAACCTCTAATTATCAGTGAATGTCGCTTCAATAGTAACGGCGCGGCGAGATAACTTAATGTCATCATTAGTTACCCCCCCATTCCCTGAAAACTTGAGCATACCAACACCTCTAATATTAGTAGTATTCAGTAATGCATCAGCCCTAGAAGCCGCCCAACCATCAAGTGAAAAAATCGCAAGGCTAGGAATTGCACATATATAATTTACGCTCAGAAGAGACGCGAAGCCCAGCGCTACGCTAATAAACGCTCTTGTATTTGGATGATTATAATGTGTAAGCGCTCTATGTTCCGCTGACGCATAATCTATTTCGACATCCCCATTATAAATATAAAACTGGGAGTAAACGTCACAAATAATAGTCTGATTCAATGTGAAATACGGATCGGTTGCAGACGTCCAAGCAGTCTTTTGTGCTGTTTTAACAATCCACTTGTGATTTTTCAAATCTATATACAACTTCTTTGATTTGTTAACTGTTAATTGCTGATTTTCTACAAGGCTTGGATTATTTCCATATAAGTTAGTGATGTTACTCAAACAGCGAACAATAACTGTTCCGCCATTTGGAACTAAGCTCAAAGCTTTATAAATACTTTTGACAGGCGAGTTTACAGTGCCGTTGTTAGAATCATTTCCTGTTTCATTATTCAAGAAAACTTCTTTATTCATTTCACTAAAAATAGCGATAGACGCCGCCGCCTCTACCTGTGCGACCTTTTGGTCAATCTGTCCAATCTTCGTATTCACGGCCCCGGTTAAGGCGTTAGCCGATGCCACCAGGGCGGTGACTTGTTGCTCTAAACTCATGGTTTAAGCTCCTATGTTGTTAATTTGATTTGCGCCATTGGTAAACGCCGTTGTGAGTTGGGACAGTGCGTCGCCGACTTCTGTTTCCAACGCTTCTAAACCCGATTGAGGGGCGTAGAATGCCGGATTATTACCACCAAACAGCGCCGAATCTGCCGCCTTTTCACCTTTCAGCAAAAAGCGCGCGTCGGCGACTGTCATAGTGTAAACCGTGGTGATATTGGCTTTTTTACCTAACTCGGCGGTCATAGTGGCCGCAAAGTCGGGGTCATTGCCTAACGCCTCGGCTAACTCGGTTAACGTGTCCAGCGCCACCGGGGCCGCTCCAATAACCGCTTGAATACGGGCGTCAACTTGGGCCGGGGTTAAGGTGTCCACCTTATCGGCTTTATCCGCCAGGGCGGCAACCGTCACCACTAAAGTAATGTTTTCCGAACCATTGAACGCGGCGGCTCCTTCCGCATCACCCGCCAAGGCAATTTGACGGGCAATTTTTAACTTACTGGCCGTGGCCGCATTTGCGCCCAAGGTTTTTAGCGGATCGTCAATGTGCGTTTTTTGGTATACGTCGACGGCATTTGCCTTGTTGCGTAGCTTGCCGTCAATCACTCCCATTAAGTTATTCACCGACGCTATCATGTTGGTGATTTTAGTCGCTAATCCCATTTATCCCCCTTGGGCCGATATTGCGCCCGCATGAAAAGCGAACGCATCATCTAAACCCTTAACTAACTGTTCAAGGTCAAGGCTGGCCGTACTGGCCAAACCTAAAGCACCATTGGCGGCTTGCTCTGCTCTTGCTGCGGCGGCTAATACATCTTCGG